GAAGAACTTATTAATCACTTCCTTGTGACGGATGGCACAAATGGAAGTAAGGAACTCATCCATGTCGAGGGTTTCGAGCTGGGTTTTAAAGAACTTAGGACCGAGGATATCCTTATTACAGAAAGAACTGGCACGGACATACAGGGTGGCGTTCCGGCGCATGTCGGCCAGGCGAGGATTCCAAAGGGCGATGATGCGGTCTTGCTTGATGATTTCAAGACGGATGCGCTCAAGGGTGACGGGATTGGTGGTTTCGCGTTGTGCATTTATCAGTTTGTATTTCTGATAGATAGCGGCATTTACGTGAAGTGCAACGGTAGATATTTCTTCCAGAAGTTTGTGATCCATGTGGCGTTCGTATTCTTCGAACCAGTCGTCTTCGCCAAGGTCAACGCGGGCGGTATCGGATACACCGGTGATGCCCTGGTAGTATGGAGAGCGACGAATATCGGCACTGGATCCACGAAGTGAGGGGAACAAACGGGTTTTCAGCTTTTCACCTTTGTTGTGCTTCATCTCTTCGATGATGGCATGGACGGCAGACCGTCCGGCGACGGATTCGGGCTGGTCGGAACTGACGAGCTGGATGTGATGGCCATCACGAAAGACGACGCTATGCTTGGGGTACGATATGGGATATCGAGGTCGGCGAAAGTGCGATGGAAGTTTGGCTTCGCCAACAACGTAGTCGATGCCGTACTCAAGCATGGGGCGGACTTTACCGGCGACGGTGACGGGCTTGGAAAAGTAGGCCTGTAGGTTTGGCCAGACATTGGTCATGAGGGCGACATAGGTCTTATGTACCAGGAAGGAAAGTTCACCGGGCATATCATTGGCCACACGGATGATGCGGGGGCCGGTGATACCTTCGGTTTTTCCTCCGGCACGGGCGACTTCGGCAAACACGTTGTTGGAGTCGATGACATTGACCTGAATTTGCATCTGGTTCATGTAGTAGCGTTCGAAGCTCGTTGTTGCGTCGAAGGTACTCTCTGAAGAGGACAGAGAACTTGAGGATTGGCTATACAGTTCTATTCCCATGTTATTCCTCGTTTAGTTCTTCGTATTCCGCCTCCTGGATATCGGCATCGCGGAGAAGACGTTTCTTTTCAACTTTCTCTATAGGAAGGCTGTCAATGAGATTGAGGTAGAAGCCTTTGTTGTGCTTGGCGGCAATTTCCTTGAGTGAGGCTTTGCTGTAACCGAGGTCTTCAGGACTGAGTTCCGGAGAGATAAGGAAGACGATGCCAAGGTCGCGGTCAGCTTCGGCGATTTCGGAGGCGCGGCGACGGCATTCCAATGCAGCGGCATAACATTTCCCCATCGTTTTATAATCTTCAGCCGCAGCGCAGAGTTTGGCTAAGTCCTCATACTTATCGGCATAATTCGACTCCCACACCTTGATAGATACATTGTTATCAATGCTGAAGTAATTAATTGCAGCATAGATACGAGCCTTACAGGTACGTTCGTCGATGTTGATTTGCTGCTGGGCATTGATGCGCTGGCGCAATTGTTTGGCTGCACGGGTGATGTTACGTTCGTATTCGTATATTTCAGCAGCCCACTGGAGCTGCTTCAGAAAGAGCTGTACGTCGGCAGGAATTCCATCACACTTCCCGGTGGTGAGAAAAGAGGATATCAGGTCCGGGTGTATCTTATCAAGGGTGTCGAGTTGGGTCATACGCCGAATAATTCTTTTCGAAGTTTCTCTAACTTTGCTTCCTGCGTGGTTTCTTTCAACATGGTAATGGCATCAAGATCACCACTGGCAGCTTTCTTGATGAGTCCTTCCATTATGGCATGTGCCGCTTCTTGCGGACTAAGTGGTGGAGTGTCCGCCTTATTTTCTTGGGTGGGTGATGTTTTCTTTTTCATGACCTGCATTAATTATGCAGGCAAAAGTAAATGATGAGAGGAGAGCAATGAAGGACAAATCCCCGCTACAAAAGTTTGTAACGGGGATTTGGAGAATTACTGGTGAAAAGAAAGTTCTATGATTTCCTTGTTGATATCGGAACAAAATGCAGTCAGCCATTTTACAAGCTGCATATCATTCTTGGGGATTTCGGAAAGGTTGGAAGTTACAATTAAACTCATAACAGCCCGGGAAACAATTGACCATTCTTCAACGGTCAGTTCCTTACTTATTTTCTTATTAGGATTCATTTGGAACCTCCTTTCTGTTTATCACGATGTTCTTTCCAGAGGAAATACTGTATGCTTTGATGATCGTAGACTTCATTAAGAAGTTGCCGGAGGCAAAAAAGCTCATTCAGATTCAAATCTTCAATAATGGAATATTCACCGACATGAATAGTGTAACGTGGTTCTGTGTTTGTACCGCCCATATAATGCTCTGTTGCCTCGGTAACAAAGATACGGCGTACTCTTTTGTTCTTTTTGCTCATTTTGAACCTCCTTCCTCATTAAAAGAGATGTTGACTGTCCCACCATTGGCGTAGATGATAATGGATTTGTCACTACGGGTAGCGCGGATGCGCTTGCGGCCAGTGCAGAGTTCAATACCAAGGTTAGTAAACATTTGCTGAACCTTCTCGGCGGATACATAGCGTCCGCGGGCGCGTTGGGTTTGTTTTTTCATTTTCTTACAGCAGTTTAAAATGAAACAATATGTTGATTATACACTTATGTGTCGAATCTTGAAAGACGGGAAAGGGAGCTTCCAATCAATACCCCAAAGCATATACGGAATAGAAAAAAAGAAAGTTCCGCTTTCCCGCTGCTGTACACCTTGACAAGGCCGGGAGGCCATTAAGCACTCCACACGGGGGTCGGAACTATATGATAACCGATAGGCATAAAAAATGCCAACGGTAAAGTTGGCGAACATCGTCGCCTTGTCAAAATGTACAGCGTTGCAAAGATGAGGAAAGTTTTTGGAATAGCAAAAATAAAGCGGAGTTTTTTGCTCCGCTTTAAATAAATGGGGAATTAGCCTATTTTGATTTTGCTTTGTTTATTGAAGCTATGGCTGATATTATATTCTTATTAAAAACATCTTGTCTTTGCCATATTAAATTTTTAGTAGTAGGATTAAAGGTTATATTGGGCTCTTCATATTGGTCATTTATTTCTTGAGCTCTTGTAACCTGTACTTGAGTTTGGCTTAATTCATCCAGAATGTTTATATCTACTTTCAAGTTTCTATTGGCAACATTCTGGATATCGTCTAATTTCAAACTTAGTTGCTTAAATATCTCTTTAATGGTACGTGCATCATGCTTGCCTAAACACATTTCTTTGCAAAAATCATTGTATTCATTCTTTATACTTTGAAATTCCTGCATAAAAAAATCTTTTAAACTTCGGTCATCATTCAATTTTTTTGGAACAACATAAGCTAATATTATAGCTATTACTACTCCAGTAAGAAAATCGACCCCGATGGATAACCAATCGGTAAGTTGGCATAGATAAATTATACAGAATGTATCCATATATGTTCTTCTAATTTATCATTAACCAATCTATACCATGCTGGATGGTCTTTCTTACTCGTCTTCAATGGCTCTTCATTATTTTTTCTATGTTTAGCCCATTCGGGTATCACTTCGTCATTAATAAGTTTTAGCCAAACTGTCTCTTCATTAGAAATTATCTGCAAATAATCTTTCACAGTATGTTCTCCAAAGTCATAAACCAAATTACCAATGGCTTCATCTAAGAAGGAGGACATGTAACCATCCGTTCCATCTAAATCCAGAACTAACGTCACAGACTTTTTATATGCTTCAGCAAACTTATGATTTAGCACTTTATGATAAAAGTCTTCTCCGGAATCCGGTCCCTGCTTACAGTACCTTGGCCCTGGCGACATGCTAAAATCAGTCAAAACTTTAATTTGTTCTACTGTCATATTTTTATATTATTAACAAATTTATCAATGCACTCATTATCTACTTCCCAATAAAACAATACTCCAGAAAAGGGATTGTTCATTCTCTTTCGTTCTTTTATATTATTAAAGTCCAAATATACATCATTTGTGATAACCTTCAAATTTTTGATTAGCCCAGAGTTAAACTTATCTAAAATACAAGGCAGTCCTTTATTGCGATTTACCAATTGAGTAGAAGAACCATATTTTCTTAAAAAAGCGCGATATAATATATCACTATTATCTTTTAGCGTAACAGTGTCCTTAATTTCTTTCCAGAATTTCCGGTGCAATGTTTTTAATATACCCGTTCCTGTATCAGTCATTGTAAATGCAACGTGATTATCCACATGACAAATTCCCAAACGCCAATGTTTAGGCCTTTTTTCATAGGCATGTTCTACTGAATTAGAACAAATTTCCATAGCCACTGTATATGCTGGTTGATACCTTTGAGGGGAACCCAATAAGAATTCTGAGGCTTTCCGAACAGCAAGTGCAATATCTTTATTCCTTGTTTTGTTTGTTCCTGCTTCAACAATAAGATTTGGAGTTTCAATCACAAACTCTTTACCATTATTGTCTTTCATATGATTTAGAAACCCTGATTCTATAAAGAATTTGGCACATTCGGTCTTACTTGGGTAATTTCCTGTAACTTTGATGCTATAGTTACTCAATTCACAAACAACAGATAACAATAAACAAATTGCAGCAGAATCAATAGTCTGAACATCAGTCAAATCTAAATAGATTTGTCTTAGTCTTCGGTTGGAATGCATATCCAACAACTCTGCAACAAAACGGAATACTTCTTCTTGATTCGTTAATACCTCGAAATTTTTGGGTATTACTTTAGATATAGATTTATCACGAACACATTTTTTATAAAGATGAGGATATCGAACAAAAGCCCTTCCTTGAGCCTTACAAATCAACCGCTGCTTGTGCTTATCCTGAAATGAGAGTTTTCTTAGCATCAAACGTCTTGCTCTGTTAGCCAAGAATTTTCGATATTTTGTTCGTCCTTTTATCATCAAATCATTGTACAAAATGGCGAATCCCTTATCAAAACGTGCCCAAAGGTATTAGTGTAACCTCAATCCGATTTTACGGATTACGTCTTGAAAAGGGATTCATGTCCTGTTTTTCAGTATCTATATCACTAAATTTGAGGGGCAAT